CTTTCTTTTTGGATGACTCTTCACCCGAAACTGCAACCTCTTCAACGAGTCCATCCTTGCGTAGTTCCTCAACAGTGATGTCTTCGATCAGATCGAATTGACCTTTCTTGATTTTCTTAGACATGTGTGCTGTGTACTACTAATGTAGCGGTTATAGTTTTGAGAGGAAATCATTCCAAACCTTCAGCTGCGCCTCTGCGAGACGCTGCGAAGATGCGTTCTTAATTTCAGTCTCATACTTTTCAATTTGCTGAGCTTTCAGGACACCATTATCCCAGACCCATTCGACGCCCTCCATGATCCCGTTGACGAAAGCATCGGGAGCGGAAGGATCTTGAACAATGTCGACGGTGGAGAGGATGAAATCATCCGAGACCTCCATGATTCCGTCTTTGCCCTGTTTCAGCGATCCCATACCACGAGTAGAGACACCTAACTGGACGCCGCCTTCGATTAAACCTTTCACGATCTTACCCATCGGCGTGTCTAGTATCAGTGCCTTTCCGACAACGTTGTTACCGTCCCACTTGAGTTCGGTAATACGATGTGAAACTTTATCCAGGTTGACCGTCGGGCCATCTGGGTGATTCAGCTCACCCACTGCACGGCCGGTACGAACCTGCTCATTGATGTATTTCTCAACCGCCGGCTTCAGTACCCCCAATGGGTAGCGGCGACGGTTGCGATTCGGCTTTTCAGCCTGCATGAAGACTCCCTCGAGGCGGACCTTCTTGATTCCGCCCTCGGCAGCTTCAGTGATGTATTGTAGTCCTGAGTCGTTAAATTCGGTGACGAGTTTCATGCGAGATTAGCAATTCCACTTCTTGAGGGCGAGAGCCTTGCGCGTCGGCTCACCATTTGGTTTCTTCATAGGTCCCTTGACCCCAGACATACGTGCGCAGAAAGATTTGCGGCGGTTATACGCCTTGCTACCCTTCTTCAGTTCTGAAGGCTTCTTTGTGACTGGCGCCTGAAGATTTCCACCAGTCTTGCGGTTGTAGTAATCTCTTCCCTTCTGTGTCAGCCCGCCAGTTGAGCTCTTGTGGCCCTTGGCGTCAACCGCTGCCTCGTCAATAGCTTCTTCCTCAGAGAGTTCAACAGATTCTTCGACTGCCTGATTATAGATCTGACTTGCAACTGCCATCTTGCGGTCGTCTAGGGCAGCATTGATCTTCTCGGACATTGCACGGTTAAATGATTCCTGTGCGCCAGACGCGTCACCGGTCCTTAGTGCATCGATCATTGAGTAAATATTGCTGCTCATTTTGCGTAGTCTTATTTATAGGTTCAAATGCCTTGACTCTAGATATTAGGCTGACCGGTCAAATGTCTCGTTTGCAGAGATATCCTCGACACCGGCACCTGTATCCATCTGAGGATTCTCCATCATCTGCTGTGCGGCTGCATCAGCCTCTTCGCCCATTTCTTCCGCCATTTCATCGATATCTTCGTCGGTCTGACGAAGAACATGACGGCGAACCCATTTTTCAGAGAAATACTTTCCAACATATGGGCTAATGGCATTCAACTGGTTGATCCGTTCGGATAGAATCTCTGCATCCTTTAACTCGGAGAAAAAGTTATCCTTGCGGAAGTCGACACGGATGTGCTCCTTCAGCTCATCCCAATCTTCCTCGGTGATCACATTCTTGAGGAGTAACTGAGTGCGCAGGAGCTCCAGGAACACCGCAGAGAACTTCTTGCGAAGCTTATCGATGAACTTCTGGAAGTTGACTTCGTCGCGGGTGATCTCGGATGACTTGCCCAGGTTGAAACCATTGTCAGGCTCCAGGCGAGAGATCGGAACATTTAGCGAACGGTACAGTTTCTTCTGGAAGAAGAGAATGTCCTCGATCTGGGATAGGTTATCACCACCAGGAAGTGTGGTGATCTCTGTGCCGCGGCCACCCTCGCGACGTGGCAGCCAGAAGTCTTCCAGCATGGACATATGCTTGCGGTCGTCACGAATCTCACCGGTCTGGGCATCATAGACCAGCTTGTTGCGGTACTGGTTCATGATTGTGCGCATGTACTCTTCGGCCTTACCCTTTGGCAGGTTACCGACGTCGATGTAGAAGATACGACGCTCAGGGGCACGGGAAAGACGGTAGATCACCAGCGCATCTTCCATCATGCGGAGCTGGTTGACTGGCTTCAGTGCCTTGTGCAGAGGCGAAAGAACGCGCTTGCGAGAAGCATCAAGTACTCCGGATGTGATATAGCAGATAGCATCTTTGTTGATCTTTAGACCGACATCAGACTTCTGCAGTCCACCGTCCTGGTAGAGGTAATACTCATCCAGTGTACGTACCACACGGGCGCCACTGACAGGATCTGTTTCTTCCTTGATCTCGCGAACTTTACGAATACGTAGCGCGTCTACTCCACGGATTTCCTGGATACCATTGCGCGGATTCTCTTCGTCCACGATGATGTGATAGTACAGACGACCATCAACGTACCATCTACGGAAAATGTCCTGTCCGTTCAGGTTGAAATTGAGTAGGCGGAGAACATGATTGAACTCCTCCTTGATTGCCTTCTTGATGGAGTTTGGCTGCTCCAGGTCGTCCACGTTCAGATCGACCGGATTCTCGTTGTATTCGTGAACAATGCACTCGTTCACGATATTCTCGATTGCCATGTCGCACTCCGGCTGCTCTGCCGCGATGCGATACTTGCGAATGAGGTCAACATCGGTCTTCGCCGCGTCACCTTCCAGGTCCAAGTACTGACCATAGTACCCACCGGCTGCAATGGCCGTCGATCCATCATCCGAGGTCGGCGGAACAAATGATACCGCCTGCTTCTCGAGGTTCTTCCTCTTGATCAGCTCGCGATCGTTGGAGTCATCCTCCTTGCCGAATGTGAATCCAAAGAATTTGAGTGCCATGACGAGATGTTTTGTGGGGTTTCTTAACGAATAAAGGCGTGGGGGCCAAAAATACCCCCACGCCAATTATTTATTGAGGCAAAACTACCATTAAGTAGTCGTATTTGATTCCCAGTAGGTGACCTGGAACTCGACACCGAACTCCTCGATCGTGTTCTCTGAGTCATAGCTCAGATCAATCGCGGAGACGTTTGAGACCCAGCATCCGCGGAAGTCGTACTTCTTCAGTACGGTACCGTCCTTATTGAGCTGCTCAACAGCCAGGTCAGCCATATAATCCGAAGGATTTGTCAGACCAGTGTTTGCTGCATGCTGGTTGATACCATTCATCCAGCGCTCGAAGGCATTGCGGAGCTCGAATCCCGTGTCATTGATGACTGTGACGCCCCATGGTTCAAACACGCGGTCTCCCGCGATTTGAATCTGACGACCACGGAATGGGATCGTGATTGGAGCGATGAGTGATGATGGAAGAGCTGCGGACTTGATGAGGAAGGACGCAAGCTCAACATTTCCGGCAGCATAGGCAGGGAAGTTAGCGGTAACCTTGAACAGGTTATTGCGTGCTCCACCACCGACTAGCTTTGCCTTGAAATCATTGATTCCTAGATTAGCCATTGTAAGTGTTCTCCTTTAGTTGATGGTTTAGCTTCCAGTCAGCTCGGAGAACTCAACGCCAGTGCGAGTGGCGATAAAGTTCAGAGTGATGAAGTTGATTGAACGGGCTGGCTTGATGTAGATGTCAGCACGGAACTCGTTACGATCGATAACATCTCCGGTATTGTTCGTCTCATCGCAGACCACCTTGAAGTCGGTGATACCACGGCGACCCTGAACGTCACGCAGGAATGGCTCGACCATGTTGCGGAACATTGCGCGGGTGAACTCGTCGTTCAGCTCGAAGAGCTGGAACTTAGCAGCTGTGGAGATTGACTTCTCCAGAGTGATGAAGAGACGACGGACATTGATGCGATCGAAAGCCGATGGCTTGGCGAGGGCGGTCTTGTCTCCGTAGAGAACTGTGCCTTGGCCAGGGAAGCTGACGATCGGATTAATACGTGCTTTGTAGAGCGTATCGCGATCTGCCTGCTTTGGATTGAAGGCAATCTTGGTGACTCCGAGGAGTTGGCCACGATTGAATCCGGCAGGTGAGAACCAGGCATCAGCAACGTTATCTGTATATGCGCAGAGACCGGCGACATGTCCAGAAGCTGGGATCCAGCGGTAGACATCATTGTACTTGTCGTAGATCTTCAGCGCTGTGCTGTCGATGACAGCATATGAGGTCGAGGTCAGCGTATCAGCCCAGGCCTTGACATCGGTCGTTGGTGTGGCAGTTCCAACGCTATCCTCAGTTGGAGGAGAAACGAAGGCCACAACATCCTTACGGGCATTAGCGATCGAGATCAGCTTTGCTGCAATAGTATTAACACCATTCGCATCGTTGACCGAGAACAGCAGATTCACATCAACTGTTTCAGCGTCAGCGAAGAGATCGATACCGGTCGAGAGCTCGGCGGCAACAACCGATGATCCATTAACTCCACCAGCTAAAGCGTAAGTTGTGATAGTTGTCTCAGTATCAAATGCTATGGCTCCAGAAGCAACCGCTCCGGCGTTTGATAACACAGAGCTCTGACCATCCACATTGCTGGGGTGATCTAACCAGTAGATATACTTCGAATTTCCATTTATAACATTCTTGTAATAGTTCGTGGTGCCATCATCCTTAACCGCATCAGATGCCTGGGAAACCAATGCAAACTTTTCGAGCACTGTATATCGTGTGCCTGTGATTTTTCCATCAAAATCGATAACCACGATATGCATTTCATCGTTTGATGAACCAAACTTGGACGCATATGTGCTTGTACCAGGAGCGCCATCAAACTCGCCGGCATATTTCCAGGTTGTATACACGACCGAAGTGGATACACCGTTGACAATTTCTGTTCGAGTTTCAGCGGCATTAAATGCGGCTGAGCTAGAGCAAACCTCAACTTTGATAGAATTACCAAGTACTCCTGGATATTTTGCAGCCCAGGCGCCAGCGTTAGCCGAACCACCCGCATACGTGTTATCGTAAGATTCGCGATTCTTAATCAGAAGACCTGAGCTACCTCCAGACCCTGACGTCGCGTTCTTAGCCGATGTTGAACCAAGGACGGTTCCGTCCGAAACAACACGGACGACCTTGAGGGCGTTGGCATACTTCAGGAATGAAGCAGCGGTGAAAAATGATTTTGCGGTCGTGTCGTCTGGAGTTCCGAAAGTCTCGGCGAGTTCCTTCTCGCTGCTGACCGTACGGATCTCTTCGGCAGGACCCCAGTTGAAAGTTCCGGTGAATCCACCAATTGAGGTGGACACAGCCGGAACGACATTGGTCAAGTCAATTTCGTTGACCTGAACTCCGGGTGATACTTGGAATGCCATGAGTTTTTAGGAT